TTGTTGTTTCACTATAGTAGGATAATAAGAATTGTTCACCCTACTAACTAGTTGTCCAAATTGCAAACAAGTAATTAGAACTGCTTCCATAGATGAACGCTCCGTTCCGCGACTTACTTGCGTCTCCCGAAAGAGATGAACGTAGACACATTATAGCGTCTATACACTATCTAGTCAAGTAATTTTGTATAATTTGTTACTTATTTTATGCGAGAAACACCACAATTTTCCCTACACATATGTGTAGGATTTTTCCAAGATGAAATTAAACTATGCTGAAAAAATGGGGTATTAATAATTTCATCTAAAGAAAAATAATTTAAGTTAATACTCTTTAATCCTCCCTGTTCTTCTATAAGAGGTATGATACTATCATAGAAAATTTTCTGTAAATATTTAACTCCAGAACCCATATTTGGATTATCAATACTCTCATCATAAACAGGTTTTGCATCTGGATTTTTATTAATATAGTAATCAGGATAAAAATATCTTAATCTAGCTTGATGATAGCAACAAGCATGAACTATTCCCATGCTATCTACTCTAAGATTTCCTACAGAATTTATTTTGTGTTTAAACTCACAATGAATATCCGAGTTTTCTCCCGTTCTTCCTGGATTGGTGGTGTATTTAGGATCGGAAGCTTCATGTAAAGTTTTTAATTCACCTTTATGCATGTAACTATAAGATCCACTGCCAGCACCAGACGTATCCCAAAATCCATTTACAGTCTGATGAGAAAATTTTTTAAATCCAAGTTCTTTGGAAAGTTTTCTACACTGCTCAATTTGATGTTCATTATGTTTAAAAACTAACATTCTCCACTCTGCGTTTCCACCTCCAGAAATAAAAGACTTTGCATTATCTATAACTTTATTATAATCAACACCAACTCTATATTCTGCTAGGGTATCTTCTAATCCATCAATAGAAAAAATTACCCTAGAGTTGGGTGTTGAAAAAAATAAAAGTCTTCCAAGAGACTTCCAAAAATTTTTATCTCTTGTTCCACCATTAGTACTCATCAAAATATCTATATTTTTATTAATAGATCTTGAGTACTTAATTATATCTAGTAAGTCTTCACAAAGACTTGGTTCACCAAATGATCCTTGAAAATTAATAAAAGAAATTTTTTTAAGAACTTCTGGAGTAAACCAAGTTTTCCAAGTTTCCATAGACACAGAAGATCTGTTTACAAATGTCGTGGGAACTAAATCTACGACATTTGTAAACTTAGAAACTTTGTGTCTAGTACAAAGAGGACATTTAGAATTACAATGATCTGTTATATCAATGAAAATTCCAATCACTTATCTCGCCAAACAATTTCGGGATATGCTTGTTCAACAACACTTCTAGTGATGCGATACTTTGATTGTAATTCTTTATCTTTTACCAAAGTAACAATTTCTGCTTCATCAGCATGAAGTGCCTCAAGAAGTTGAACAAACATTTGTTCACGCTTCATTTGTGAAATCTTATCGTTGCCGCCTTTGACAAAGTTATAAAGCATTCTCCATTCGTGAACAAGTCTAGTATGTCCTGCAGTTCCTGCAGGTGCTTCATTCTTTTTATAAGGAACTTCACCTGGCGGAAGAGCACTTTCAAGTCCTTTATCGAAATTCCAGATGAGAAGTGCTTTGATATGGTCACTTCTGTGTTCTTGTAAAATTTCAACCTTACGTTCTACAGTTTTTCCGCCGTGCGCAGCTTTGAAAACTTCAGAAACCAAGGGGTTATTTGGTAGTTTTGTCATAGTTAATCGTCAAATTCATCTAAGTGTTCTGCGTTACCTTCAAATCTGAAGGCAATAATTTCGTCTGGAAGTGGGTTGCCATTAGAATCAAACATTTCAGGATGTGAATACTGTGGTGTGACATCTTGTAAGTATTGTCTAACCAAATACCCAACAACAACTCCTAAACCCAATGTCAACAGGCAACATAGTGTTGCTAAACAAATGACAGCTGCTAACATTTTTATTCTCCTGGGATTACCGTTCTCTTATTTCTAAGCAAATGGTAAATTCCTTGTTTGTAAAAGGAAGAAACCACTTTCCAAATCTTAAGATTTTTACTTCTGGTTTCTTACTCCTAAGTAGAAGTTCTACACCTTTATTTATTGATATATCTAAACTAGATTTTGTTCCTTTAGATATTTGATTGTGTCTGTGCATCCGCCAATGTGCTTATTATCTAATAAAACCTGCGGAAATGTTGATCCCTCACCAAATTCAGCATAGAATTGTGTGCGATCAAAATCTCTACCATATATGTATTCTTTATATTCAATGGCAAAATGGAATAAAATTACTTTTATTTTCTCACAGTATGGACAATCTGGTTTTGAATATATTACTGCTTTCATTTTAATTTATGGTTACTGGTATTGAGGTTCCTTCCTCAATACTATATATTTTTCTGTCTTCAATTTTATAAGTTCCAGGTGGTAAACCAATTTGCCCAGGAAGTTGTTTATCTACTGATGATGTTACTGTAATAACTTGATCTAAAATAAACTTTTGTTTTCGATAAGACCTTTTATCTTTATCAAATCCAACTAACATCATAGCATCAAGTTCTTCACCACAGTGTGCAATAACTCGACCAGTTCTAGTGTCTGTAACTACCCAATAATCGTACATAAAAAAAGGGTTCTTATCGAACCCCCAGTATAACATTTGTTTATGTTCTTGTCAACCAATAGCAGGTGCAGTTAGAGCAACAGGAGTTGCATCAGCAGCAGCAAGATCTAGTGGAAAGTTATGGGCGTTACGTTCATGCATTACTTCCATACCAAGACCACCACGATTAAGAATGTCTGCCCATGTATTAATTACATGACCCTGACTATCTTGAATGGACTGGTTAAAGTTGAAACCATTCAGGTTGAATGCCATGGTGCTAACACCAAGAGCAGTGAACCAGATACCAACAACAGGCCAAGCAGCAAGGAAGAAGTGCAGCGAACGGGAGTTATTGAACGAGGCATATTGGAAGATAAGGCGACCAAAATAACCGTGAGCAGCAACGATGTTATAAGTCTCTTCTTCTTGACCGAACTTGTAACCATAGTTCTGACTTTCGTTCTCAGTCGTTTCACGAACCAGTGAGGAAGTAACCAGAGAACCGTGCATTGCACTGAACAGAGAACCACCGAACACACCAGCAACTCCAAGCATGTGGAAAGGATGCATTAGAATGTTGTGTTCTGCCTGGAAGACAAGCATGTAGTTAAACGTACCACTAATTCCCAGAGGCATAGCATCAGAGAAAGAACCTTGACCAAAAGGATAAACAAGGAATACTGCACTAGCAGCAGCAACAGGTGCAGAGTAAGCAACACAGATCCAAGGACGCATTCCGAGACGATAGGACAGTTCCCATTCACGACCCATATAAGCGTAGATGCCGATCAAGAAGTGGAAAACAATCAACTGAAAGGGACCACCGTTATAAAGCCATTCATCAAGACTTGCTGCTTCCCAGATGGGATAGAAGTGAAGACCAATAGCGTTAGACGATGGAACAACAGCACCAGAGATGATGTTGTTGCCGTACATCAGGGAGCCGGCAACAGGCTCACGGATGCCGTCGATGTCGACGGGAGGTGCAGCAATGAAAGCAACAATGAAGCAGATGGTTGCTGCGAGAAGGGTAGGAATCATCAGTGTTCCAAACCAACCGACATACAAACGATTGTCGGTTGAGGTTACCCATTCACAGAACTCTTGCCAAATATTGCTTCCACGCTGTTGGGCGATGGATGCAGTCATTTAAAACTCCGAGTAATTGTGGGATTAATTATGTTAAGAAATGTTTCCATTTCTTCACATTATTTATCATATATCAGAATTCCCTAACAGTCAATGCGTATAAATACTCACTTCTGTTGCATTTCCTTAATCTTCTCAAGTCTAGCAGCATCGATACGTTTTAAATGAGAAGGTTTGTGATCAGACCATACTGCATCATTGATTGATAAAAAGTCTCCCCAAAGAGATTGTTGATGAGCAAGGTTTCTCATGGTTGAAGATTTAGACATATATTCATTACGAACTGTATCAGTTTCAAATACATTATTCCAATCCATCATTGTGATGTGTTCATGCTTTGCATAAATTTTTGGATTTAGATTAGTATACTGCTGAAGTTCTTTTAAGAATTCATCTCTACGTCTCCACTGATCGGTAGAACCACGCTTAGGATGTTTTCCTTTTCTATTTTGATTTTTTAAATCAAATCTTAAATCAATTCCACCAGCAATTGTTGAAGGTGGTTTATTTTCTACTCTAAAAACAGGTATTTCAGTAAACTGTCTTGCCGCATCAAATGAATGTTGATCTCTATTAGATCCGACCAATGACCATTCCCACCAAAGGTCACAAAAATCGATGAACTGTTTTGAAGTTTTAATAGTTCTCCAAAGAATAGTGCAACAAGGACTAATATAATCTTTAAAGTTATAATTAGTTTTTGCAAGTTTTTTCGTCAGTTCTATACCAGCTTCGTATGAGAAAAATCCACACATAAATCCTTCAAGCATTTCATCATAATATGTAAATCGATAACAATGCTCTAATGTTGTTATTCCTTTAGTTGGAAAAACAGTTTTTGAAAATTCAATAAACTCTTTTGTTTGAATATAACATGCATCTATCCAAACAGTATGTTCTCCTGGTTCAAATAATTTGTGAGGATTTAGTTTGGGGAAAGCAGATAGTCTTCTTGGACATGTTAAATCACAATAATCTCTAATATCGATATATTCCCAAGGTCCTTTCGTTGTATCTATAGTTCCATCATGGAACATTACATATCTAACATTAGGATCATAATAATTTTCTTCTGGTATAGTATCATAATTATTAGTAATACAACTATAAACAGTAAATTTTACCTCATTAGGTTTAATAAGCTCTTCAACATGAATTCGATATGCTTCTTTTTGTTCTTTACTCTGTTCTATATCACTAGTGATTTTATAATTAAATGAGTTTAAAATTTCCTTGAATACATAACCAGTCTTAGTACCTTGCAAATACTTCAAACGATTTAAATCAATTTTAGTTTTACAATCTACTTTTGAAGCCTCTGATAAATCATCAATAAACTTTTTCCAGTCCCAGGTTTTCTTTTTCTTTATCTCATAATTACCTGATTTTCCTGCAAGACTATTCCACCAATCTCGATAAAAAGAAAACTGAGATACGATTGAAACTGGATGTTCTTTTTCGTAAGATATATTTGATATTCTTAATGATGCTGATCCAGATAACTGGTCTCTAGGTCCACATTGCAGATAAAATTCCCACCACAACTTAGACCATTTAATGGTATTTTCGCTAGGATTTCTCCATAAAACACATGCAAATATTGTTTCGTGATTTAAGAAATCATATTTTAATTTGGATAAACTCTTAGTAAGTTTTACAATACTTTTTTCATCTACCCAAGATTTTAAATAATATTCTAAACATTCTTCAAAATAATTGTGCTGCTCTGGATGCTCTAGTATAAAAACATCATCTTCTTCTAAGATAACCTCAGAGATATCAAAGAATTGTTGATTATTAATTAGATGCAATCTAGAAGCATCAACATATACACAAGGTTCATTAAAATATTCATGAAATAAAATTTTAGGATGCCTTGAAAGAACAACAGGATCCTTATGTTCAAATTTAATGTCTCTTAATTCCCAAGGAGATTTTGGTTCAACAGTACCGTCATGAAAACAAATATACTGATGCCCCAAATCTTCAAGTTCAGGCAGTTCACAATATCCATTAGTAATAGACGTATAAATGATCATAATATTTTATAAACTCCCATATAAAAAGCATGGTCTGGGTATTTAGTATACATCTTTACGCTTAACCCAGTAATTTTTTGCATATCATTTAAAAATTTATCTTTCTTTAAATGCTGTTTTTTATTTCCATTCTGAGGATGCATTCCACGTCTTCCCTTTTTATTGAAAAATCCTAAAGAAACTCCAGAATTATTCCTATCTTCAAATACAAAAGGTTGAATGCCTGTAAACTGTAAAGCAACATCAAAAGCAACTTGATCTCTATTAGATCCTATTAAAGAATATTCATACCACAATTCATTAAAACGTTTTGTTTCTTGATTTATAGTTCTCCAAACTATTGTTCCAAGTGGACTAGAATATTTCCTGAATTCATAATTGTTCTCCTTTAAATTTTTTGTCAATTTAATCGCATCATCATAACTGAAAAAAGCACATAGAAATCCTTCTAGCATTTCATCATAATAAGAAAATCTAGATGCATGTCGAAGCATTGTAAAAGGAAAACAATATAATGTATTTTCTATAAATTGTTTTGTATGGATATAACATCCATCTATCCATACAGTATGTGTTCCTTCTGGGAAAAATAAATGTGGATTAGCCTTTGGATAAAAAGATAATCGACGAGGACATTTAATATCACAATAATTTCTAATATCAATATATTCCCATGGTCCTTTAGTTGTGTCTATAGTTCCATCGTGAAAACAAACGTATCTAATATCTGGATCATAATAATTTTCTTCTGGAAACACATCATAACCATTTGTTATGCATGTATAGATTACTATTTTACTTTTATCGACTGGGGTTCCTTCAAATCCTGGATGTTTATAAAAAGAAAGTTCTTTCTGGTCTAACATTTTATTTTTGTCGATGAAATTTTTTTGACGAACATTAAAAATTTTACACAATTTAGCAATAAATTCTTTAAATTGTAACGTATTTGGTCTATTTAATATCTTATAACTTTCAGAATATTCTTTTACTCGTGTAGTGTTGGTAACATCAACAAGCAAATCAATACGTTCTGCTTTCATTACCTCCCATTCTGCTAACGCACTAGAAATTTGATCTCGGTTAACACCAAGATCATACCACCTTCTCCATGCTTCAGACCACTTAATAGTTTGAGAAGTTAATCTCCTATAAACAATACAATTAATTGTTTGCTCATATTCTCTAATCATATATCCACATTCTTTTATCTTCTGAGCCATATCTAAACATTCCTGTTCAGAAGAAAATCCATGGTAATATAATTTTGATATCTCTTCTAATATATTTCTTTCTGCGGGATGCTTTTGTAAAATTAAATCGTGCTCAATAAATTCTGTTTTATACTTTTCAACGATTTCTTTAGTGATAGTATATGATCCATCTATCCATAAAGTAATTTCTCCCTCATCAAAATAATGATGTGGGAGATGTTTTGGATGATAGGATCTTCTTACAGAACACTCAATGTCTAAATTAAGTTTGACAAATTCCCAGGGTCCTATTTTTTCTAATTCACCATCATAAAAACACACATATCTAATATCTGGATCATAATAGTTTTCTTCAGATATTCTATCGTATCCATTAGTAATGCATGTGTATATGATCACAGTTCAGAAAGCACTTTACTACTAATATTTCCAGGTTCTCTAAGGAACCATCCCGTTGCAATGTATTTATCGATAGGTCCTGTCAAAAATCCACCCCTATGCATGTGAGTATATGCAGCTGGCCAAAGAACTACTGTGCCTTTCTTAGGATGTAATGCTAATTTTTGATATAAAAATTCTGTAGCCCCGCCATTCTCAGGTGGAATATCATTTAAATAAACCATCCAAGTTAAAACACGATCTCGATACATAAACACACCATTCTCGCAATGCCATTTATGATATCCACCTCCAGATACAGTCTTTTGAACTTTAGTTGTCCATGAAGATACAGGATCATTATCTTGAACAATCCCCTGATAATGCTTTGCATATTGCTCAAAACATTGTCCAATAAATGTATTGAGCTGCATAGCCATTCTTAGATCAACATACTCAAGATAAAGTTGTTGATCACTTCTACTTAAAATTCTATCTTGAAATTGCTCTTGTCCAGAAGAAATCCACTCTTTAACTTCAGGAGTAAATTTTTTATCCGTCCAATTATCAAATGCAAGAATAATGCTGTCACACATATCATCAGGAACAGCATTTTCAAAAATACCAATGTGATCTATAAGGTTCATTGTTGCTGATTTAGATATACTTGTGGTGGTATTCTACCACAATATTCATCAAGTTCCATAATTTGATCTACGCTTTGATCTGGACCTTGATGTTGCCAAAATTCTACAAGAGCATTTCTGCTATCCTTATGAAAAATATCAATGTGTTCTTCATGAATTGCTGAACCCAAATCTAATCTATAGTTGAATAATGGCGTTGAATATCCCTTTCCACTATCAAGAATTAGATCTTCAGATACAGCTCTTGGTTTAATATTCTGATCGATTTTCCAACAAGATCCTCTATTATGAAGTTTAAAAATTTTTTCTGCGTGATGTCTAGTAATTAAATAACATGCAGCAGAAAAATCATTAATAAATCGATGGTGTAATTTCAGCGTAATACCATTTGGATTGATGATTGTGAACTGACAGGTATCAAAATTGATGGGAAGTCTTTTACGAACTTCTTTCCAAGTAAAGTTCCAATACTTAGCAGTAGAAAGATCAACATCATCTTCCATAATCATAATTTCAGGAAGATCTGTTTCATACAAAAAATATTTAATTGCATTAAGATGAGAAAGAACACAAGCAATCTCCCCTTGGTTCATATTGTGTGGAATAGTCCCCTTCAAATATGAAGTTGGATCATCTTCTTTACCATCAATTCCAGATATACGATGATGATCTTCTATTTCCCAATAAGAAAACTGATCCTCCATGTACTTTCTTCTTTCTGGATATCTATCAAGATTAATCCACAAACACTTAGGAAAATCTTTTAACTTGTAAGATGATTTATTTTTATCCACCAATCTTCTTCCCGTGAATAACACCTCGATTTGCCATATAAGATTGATTAGTATAATACTCTAGGATTTTATCTGGGGACATCCTTGACAAATATTCAAAAAGTTTTCTGTTCTCTTCAATATGAGGATTATTAAACCAAGAATTAGAAGTTCTTTTATGTTCCAAATGATAAACGGTTTCATCAATTCTTGCCACATGGGATAATTGATTGAAGCGATTATATCGTTCATCGTCTTCGTATCCATAAGATACAAAGTTTTCATTCTCCATGCCTAGGCGAATATATTCTTCTCTATCAAAGAATTGACAGAACCCAAACTTAGCATCCCAAGGTCTAGTATTAGTAAATACTAAAAAGTTAAAGTTAGAATTGATGAAATTACTTGCCTGCTCATCATCATAGAAAACTTGACGTTGATAATCTCCATACCCATAAGGATAAACAACTTTAATTGGTTCTGGTTTTGCATTAGGAAAATTTGGATTTACAAATCCATTCAAAATTAAATCTACTGCTTGAACATATGTAGTTTTTGGTAACAGGATGTCACTATCATAGTTAACAACCACTGGTGTTTTAGCCATCAACACCATATCATTAATTAATCTTGTTCGATGGAAAATATATTCATCAGTCTGTTCAAACACATGGATAAGATTTTTCAACTGATCTTCAGTTAAAGCTTCTTTTAACTGAGGTAATACAGACTGCTCAAATGTTGATACACTATCAAACTCTTTAACAATTACAGTTGTATCAAATCCACGAAGAAGAAAAATCAAAGTGGTGATAATATTACGCATTCTATCATCCGTTTCAATACGAAGTGGGATGATAAATGTTGCTTCCCTTAATGGGATATATTCTTGTTCTACAAACTCCAATTCTTCCATTAGATTACCTCCCAATTTGAACAATATAAGTCAGATGTATCGTGTGCTGCAGTATAACCAGTACCAAACCATTTGTTAGGAGCGATAATACGCTTATCTTTATTTTCACATAACCAAGATCCCCACCAAGAGAATGATGAATTAGCAATAATAAAATCTGTGCATAGTGTCATCATGCAGAGATCGGCTAAGTTATCGCCGCCCTCAGAGATGAGGAACCTGTCATCAGTAAATACAGTCCCACACCATTGAGGATCATCAGAAAAAACAATAACGTTACGAGAAGGATCAAATCTCGATAGTGCTTCATCGTAATATTCCTTAGGACAAGGTGGATGATTATCAGAGTTTACAAGATAATCTCCACGACGAACATGCAAAGCAATAGGTGCTTCTACGCTATCAATAAGTTCTTTACAAGGACCGTAAATATCGTTCTTAAATTGAAAATCTTCACGTACTTCTTTTTCAATATGAGAAAAATATTTTGTAGTTTGAAGATATCCGTATACATTATGCCCATCAGGCATGTTGTTAAATAGGTTCTCATCAAATTTAAATGATGTTTCCTGAACATAAGGTCCAGGAACAACTGCGATATTTGTAAGACCTGTTAGTTTGAATGCTTCAAACAATTGATGATCCGTCCAGGGATCTTTAAAATCGCTTGGAGGAATTGCAAAATCATACCCTCGATGGGCAGCAATTCCACGAAGTCCTGCATACTGAAACATCTGGTTTCCCAGACGACCATGACGACCTAGATGATTAAATCCAATCATTTATACTTTTCCTTCAAATACTCAATTTCAGATGGTAAAAGATGCTCTTGCAATCTTTGGGTTTGGTTTTTGTGCTCTCGATTAGAGATGTGATAATCAGTTAAAACTGCAGGTTCACCGTGATATTTATAGAGACGATAATACATATCACAATCCATAAGCATGGTCAGTTTCTCATCGAAAAACTCATTAAGACCATTTCTCATAGCAAGAATAGAAGGAGAACTTAAAGTGTTTACTCCTTCCAAAAGACGATCATTATATTGTGGTAGTTTTGGATTATAATGTGTTTGCCCATTATCAATAGTATGTGCAAACCCAGTTACTGCCCATAATATATCATTTTGAAATGCTTTGTCAAGTTCTTCTATTAAAGTTTTGGTTAAAATAAAATCATCCTGAAACATGACTTTGAGTATTTCTCCATCAGCATGTTCAAGAGCACAGTTTGTATTGACAGAAATAGAACCTAGATCGTTTTCATTTTTAATATAATTAATCTCAAAAAGATCTGCATATTCTTGACAAGCTTCTAGAACATCATCATTTTTGCTATGGTCAGAAATCCATACATTAAAGTCTTTACAAGTTTGTTGACTTAATGCGTGAAAAATTTCAAACAAATACTGTTTAGCTTTACCATGACTTTCATAACACGGTATACAAACACTTACTCTCATAGATCTAACAAAAGTTGATATGCTTCACAATTACCATGGCGCAATGCATCACGAATATCTCTACTAACGCTCTCATGAATAAACCATTCTTCCATAGTGCATCCATTATTTCTCAAATTTTCTCCAACTAAATCATATCCATGTTTAGAAAAAATTTCACGATGAGCATAGATATCCCCCCATCCACGATAGGCATCATGTTCGTAAGTAATAGCATTAAAGCTTAATTTATCTAGAGGAAACTTTTTAAGTGCTTCTAATGTAATATCAGGTGGTTCAAGATCAAATGAGAGATAATCCATATGTCTCGGAAGACCAAGAGTATCTGCTGCTTCAATATAATCAAACTCAAGTGCGTCAGTACAAAACAGTTGAGTATTAGGTCTCAATCCAGAAGTCCACATATCACAAAGTTCCTTTTCCAATTCAATAGAAAATCCTCTCCATCCATATTGCTCTTCAAGTAACCAAGTGTTGTTACCAATACAAGGTTGTGCTCCACCAACCTCAATAAAAGATCCGCTTTGTTTGGCATCATTAACAACAAGAGCAAAAATATCTTGCCACACTTGTGAATAATTTTTCTTCAAATCTTTCATTCCTTCTGGTTTTACCCTTAGGAATTCATAATCTTTTTGAATGTAATTGGTTTGATTAGATCCGTTGAGTGGCATGTTCTTTCACGTCCTGAATAATTTTTCTTGTTAATCTTGGAACAACATCATTGACGCCATGAAATTGTTTAGCAATCTCATAGTTCTCTTCAATAGCTGCTTGTCTACTATTATAGTAGTCTTCATCAATATAGTCAAAGATATTTTCTAAATCTTTAATATCACTGAAAGTGATAATACCGTCCATATTAAACCAATCACCAATGTTTGGACAACCATAATAGATAGGAATAGTTTTACTTGCAAAACAATCAATAATTTTTTCAGTAAAATAATTCTTTTGCTGAGAATTTTCTGCCGCAATATGAAACATTGCGGTTTCAAAAAAGTCGTTTCGTCTTTCGTGGAATGGTGGTGACTTATGCTGATAAATTTCTAGACCATTAACTTCATCTAGATTAGCAAGCACTTCATGAATTGCTAATCGTAGTTCATGTCCTGGAGCTTGACTTTTACTACTAGTTACAAAAGTAATATGTGGATTTTTATTGACCTTAAGATCTTTAAAATCTAACCACGAAGAACCCCATGGAAAAAGTTCTGCTGTTTTATATTTGTCTAAGATTGCTTGACCAAATGTATAGATCTTATCAAACGAATTGGCATTTCTTAGAGCACCTTCATTGACTGTGGGTGCGATAGCGTAAGGTTCCGCAAGAAACAAAATTCTATAATCAGCATCTGGATCAAAAGACAAGTTATCAATTGAAATGCTAACTGCAGTATTACCTAAATCAAGTCCCTTTTCTCCCCAAGGGTTCCACCATAGTGGAAATACGTTTGCCTTCATCTTATTTCTTGAAAATGATAATGGAATCCAAAAGTTTCTTTCTCGCTATCTGGCAAGGTTTCTTCTCTGGAAAATTTAGATGCAACTTCTACGGGTGCAAACTTACATCCGTTTGCTTCAAAAATATGCCTATTATGAACACAAATGTTGCCGTCTTCATTATATAGACCAGCATTCATATGCTTATAAAAATCTCCAACATTAACTTCCCAGGGGATTTCTACAGTGCTTGATAGTTCTAATAACTTTTTACTTCTAAGTGAAAACCCACCGTTACCAACACGTTGATTTTTACCCCAAGGATCTAGATATGCAGTCGGATCATCTCTCCATGGTGCCCCAATATAATCATACTGAAGCCAAGCATTATCCCATAACCATGGACGAATAACATATCCATCAGGGTGGATCAACAATGCATGAGATGTCTCTACATGTTTGCCAAGATTATAAATGCAGTAAAAATTAAAATCATTGATACTTTGAATTGGATATGTCAATTCAAAAGTTGCTTGATCACAAAGACCATCTGGTTTGCCTTTGCTGCCGAGAAACTTTACAGCACCCCATTCAATTTCTTCGCAGGATTTATTGACAGCATATACCGCATCAGGTATATCAATATCTGCCAACATCAATAATGTTACATCAGGAATTTTTAGCACGTTTCACAGCTCGATTAAATACTGAATACAAGTCTAGCAGATTATTGTCTAGATTTCTAGCTTGATCAAAAAGATACTCATTGTTTGTTAGAAGGGTTTTAGTAATTTCTGCATAATCATCAACCCAAAGAACAGGATAATCTTTGTACAGTTCCTGTAGATACGGAGTTCTTTTCATAATAGGAACTCTTTTTAAATAAAGAACTTCCCAGTTCCTATGACAATCTACACCATTTCCTTGAGGACAAATCATAAACTTATGATTTTGAATTTGTTTGCAATAGATATCGTAAGATACTCTGTTATCTACAGTTGCATACTTCAACTTTGCAAATTTTTCTCTAATATTACCACGTTCACTAATATTTGTATGCTCAGCGTGATTAATATAAAGAAGTTTTGTTGGATTTACATCACGCTCCATTGCTTTATGCAAAATAGCAATACGATTATCAGACGGATGAATAATACGCTGAACACCATATGGAAAAGGATGAACTTTGCCACTAAATCCAATGGCATTTACACCATAAATTGCCTTTACATTGTCGGGAATTTGATCATGAATATCTTTGCTGATCGGTGTATCTTCTAGATTAGTAAAAATGATAAAATTTGTGTTTGGAAACGCTGCACATGTTTCTAACATGTTATTGGTTTCAAGCAGTGCATCAACCCAACGCTGGTCTTCATCGTTAGTGCATTTAATTGATCTATTATAAAGTCGAATGTTATCGATAAAGACAGTCATCCATTTTTTATCCTTCACAAGTTCAACAAACTCTAGATTAGATGGATCTGCTTGTTTCATGAACGATCCAGGCACACGTCCAATGCACCCAGATTGATCACCAAAAGAATAATCGCAGTGATTAGAAACTGCTACGCCTTCAATAATGTTCACTTGATATACTTTGCTAACTTATCTTTATTTTTAATGATGTACTCTGGGAAAGTATCATCAATAGGAACAACTTGTGGGGTGTAAAGATAATCTCTACCAAAAGGATCAATGCCCTTTTCAATACGTTCTTCCATACTGTCCCTAAATTGTGGAAGATTATTTTCCTGATGTTCATATGCATCCATTTTTGCACGAACAGTATCAGCATCACCAAAGAAACTCCAGTGCCAAGATCCATCTTCAACTTTCCATGCATCTTGATGCGACTGTCTGAGTTTATCTACACTCATAGTCTTTAGCATCTTCATGGTAGAAACTCTTGTCCCCATCCACTCCTTCTCGCACAGAAGATTTAGATAGTAATAATAAACTGGACCCTTGAGAACATAATGATTAATTGGATCAAACCATTCATCAATCGCTTTGATTGCTTCTGGATTGGCAATCTCATCAGCATCACTAGTCAAGATAATATCATCATCTTGTGCGTGATCTAACAAGGCATAGATTGCACTATCTTTATGAAAGCAAGCACGCTGATAGTGCAATGGAAGTTTATAGATATCATCTTCCATCATACTTCGATGATATGGTACACCTTCCCAGTATTTTTCTAAGGTCTCATTGTTATCATCTAAGACGTGGTGAATAATTTTATCTTGCCATTTCTTGAAGCGTTCTTTATTCTCTGCAAAGTATAATGGTTTTTTCTTTCCAGTGAAAGTAATCGTAGATTCATTGATAACAAAATAATCTACTATATCACCCAGGATATTCATCCTAAGTTCCAGTAGATCGAGTTCATTATAGAAGGTGAATGTATCAAAAATTTTCATAAAACATATTCAAGAATAAAATTCCTCTGATCTTCAGTATTTGTCCACTCACCAACTTGAAGATAATCATTTAACTTTAGTTGACAGACATTGATATCTGTACCTACAAGCATACTATAATTTAGATGCTCTGTCAACATTAGATCTGTACAATAAAAATTCTGCACATGTTCACTGCACAATGCAGCAGCAACACAAAATGTTC